ACTCAGAAGACAGACGAGCATTCCGGTTCAACAAGAGGCTCTGGGATGCTCAACAACCCGGTGGACTGGTCGTCGCACTGGCTGACCCTGAATCAGATGACTGGAAATCTGTGGATCCAACTTTTGAGCAAAAACTACAACGAAGCTCAAAATTTGTTGGTGGAAATGGCAACACAAGCCAGACTCATGTCTCAGTTCCTAAAAATCCAGAAGGAGTCTGATCATGGCAACAATGTCTTTCGATGAGCTATACGTCCGAGTTGTAGGCTGGAGTCGGGCCAGACAGATCATCCCAAACTCAACCGCTAACGCTCAGTTCCTGAAAATGGTCAGCGAGATGGGTGAACTTGCAGACGGGATTGCCAAGAAAGATGTTGCTCTGACTGCTGACGCTGTGGGTGATGTTCTTGTCTGCATGATCAACTTCTGTGAGCTTGCAGGGCTGGATATGCTGGATTGCCTGGAAGGTGCGTATAACGAAATCAAAGACCGGAAAGGCACTCTGATGCCTAACGGGGTGTTTATAAAGGAGACGATCGTATGAAGCTGGCCACAGACTGTTATGTTTTGAGAGGCATCACCTGGGTTCCACACTGGCTGAAGCGTGGAAAGTTTGTCTCACCGGGTTATGGTCGGCAACACATGGTCGAGATGACAGCGCAAGAGTTGCTGGTGAAAGGCGCACAAAAGCAACCAGAACTGCTGTTTCCGTCTGCAAGATAAATCTGGCACAATTGGGGCGCTCCTTCCTTGGGTGTCTCCCCGATTGTGCCTCCTGCGTGGAGGCACTTTTTTTGATACCAAAACGACTTCATTTCGTCTGGGTTGGTGATGAGTCCAAACGTCCAGACGCAGAGATCCAGTCCTGGATCGACAAGAATCCAAGCTACACGGTCACGGTCTGGGGTAACAGCGACCTGAAAGATGGCTGGCTCCTTGCAAAACATATGCGGCACTACTGGGAGCGAGAGCTTTGCGGAGTTGCCGACTGTATGCGCTGGGAGATCCTCTACAACCACGGTGGGATCGCACTGGATGCTGACAGCCTGTGTGTCAGACCGCTCGAGGACTGGCTGTTAGAGCCGGATGTCTTTGCGTCTTGGGAGTCAGAGATCAAGCGTCCAGGGCTGATCGCAAACGGTGTGGTCGGATCAGTCCCGCGCCATCCGTTCATTGGTCAGATCATCAAAGACCTGGAAAACGACACTCCAGGCGATAGGATGGCCTGGGAGTTCTCAGGGCCAGCAAGAATCACTCAGACAATGCACGAGCATGAGTTCAGCGATCTCACTGTTTATCCGTCTCATTACTTCCTGCCTGAACACTTTGCTGGCTCCCGCTATACGGGCAAAGGACAGGTATTTGCAACGCAGGAATGGAAGAGTACAAGAGGTGGCTGGAAATGAGATTTTTGGTCACATCAGCGATCAACAACGACGAAAGACGCTGTTATGAGCTACTAGGAACGCTTGAGAGCATCTGGAAGCGATTCCCGCTGTCCTCCATCGTCCTGACAGAATCATCGCGCTATAGGCCCGATAAAGCCTTCCTAGAGGCTATCCCGCGCAGGGTGCATCTGGTTCCGTTCTGGGATTGCGATTTTATCCACGAGGCGCATGACAGTGGATTGCCAAGAGGGTTCATCCAGAACTCAATTGAGATGCAGGTGATGATCCGGTCACTGGATTGGCTAACCGAGGCTAACAACTACAAAGTGAGTGGTCGCTATCAGTTGACGGATGACTTCAATCCAGGCTTGCATGATCCGGAGAAGCTGGTGTTCAAGCGCAGGATTCCGACAGGATTCAGCCTGGAGGAATGCGGAACATCACATATGTATATGACTCGGTGTTACGGAATACCAAGCACACAGATTCCGACATTAGAACTGGCGCTGAAACGCTCACTGGCATTCCATTGGTCGCAGTGGAAGGACAAAAAGGTCTTTGACATCGAGCATGGATTGTTCAAATTCTTACCGGAGACAAGTGTGCAAGAAGTTGATAAGATGGGTGTTATTGGCCGTATTGGGCATCTTGAACACATCGTCGAGGACTGAAATGCCGATCACCAGCAAGCAGCAGCAGCGGTTGATGTACGCAGCAGCCGGGTCAAAGAAGGTTGCAAAGCAGACCGGAGTCCCGCAGAAGGTTGCTAAAGAGATGATCGAGGCAACCCCTAAGTCTGCGTACAAAAAGATGCCAAAGAGGGCGAAATGAACGGTTGTCCAGTCTCAACGCAGGATCAGAAGGTCAATGATCGGAACAAGGCCGAGGCTGAGTCCAAAGCTGGTTATACCGAAACCGAAGATGATGAGATGAGTTGTGGGAACTGTGCGCGGTTCCTGCAAACCCCGGAGATGATCGAGTGCATGGTTTCTGGTCTGCCAGAGGAAATGCAGGAGATCGTTGACGAGGACGACATCGGCTATTGCGCTCGATGGGACTTCCGGTGTTCAGAGGATTATGTGTGTGATCGCTGGTTGTCTGGTGGGCCTGTCAAGGGCATGACTGAGAAGCACAAGATCATGCTTAAGATGGCAAAGATGATGGAGGAAGATTGATGGGAACTACTAATCAGCCGAAGTACAAAAAGCCTAAGCCAGCCAAGAACAACGCTCCAAAGTACCCAAAGAAATGAAGTCGCCAGCATGGACTCGCAAGGCAGGTAAAAGTCCTTCTGGTGGGCTGAATGAGGCTGGCAGGAAGTCCTACGAAAGAGCAAATCCAGGATCAGACCTGAAAGCTCCGGTGAAGTCTGGTGACAATCCTCGCAGGGCATCATTCCTGGCTCGGATGGGTGGTATGCCTGGGCCGGAGTACAAGGATGGCAAGCCAACCCGTTTGCTGCTGTCACTGAGAGCCTGGGGTGCGTCATCCAAGGCAGACGCTAAGGCTAAAGCTAAAGCTATCAGCGAACGCAACAAGGGCAAGTGACATGGATGTCAGCCAGTTACTCCGCGCATTGGGACTAGAACAGGCTTTCGGGGCTTACCAGCGCAACATTGGTGAGCCTTTTGCTGCTATGGTCGGCGGTGCTGGCAGGGGTTATCTCGGGCTGGATAAGCCGGAATACGGTGGTCTGCTGGCAGAGGAATCGTATCGGACTGGTCAGGCGTTAGGCAATATGCCAGCGTTGGGCGCTCCTGCTGGTGCTTTCAAGGCTGCTGCACAGATTCCAGGGTTGTTGGAGGCTGCTGGAACTATCCCTGCAATCTTTATCGGGCCTAAATCAAAAATATGGAATAAGGCTAGCGCAAAAACATTTGAGACGCTAGAAAAGTCTGGAGTGTCGAACAAGGATGCTTACTTGCAGACCGGCACATTCAGGTCACCAGACGGGATGCTCAGACAAGAGATCAGTGACCAGCCTATTCCGTTTGACCAAGCGTTTGCAGCTTCAGTACAAGTTCCAGACATAGATCAAGTTGATTCCGCAAGAAAAACATTGCTAGACATAAGAAACAAAGTGTCGGACGCAATGCGTTCAGGAAAATTCAGTTTGCAGGGTTTTTATGACAAGAACCCTAAGTTAGCTGCTCAAGAGTCACAAGCAAGGCAAGTTGTTGATGCTTTCAATGCATCTCAATTTGGCCCTACGGTGGTTGGTGATGTTCAAAAATACTTGCCACACCAAGAATTATTTTCTGCATATCCAGAAGTTGCTAGATACAGCTTGGCTCAAAGTCAGCAATCGAGGTTTAATCCTGCAACCAACACTGTAGAGATTGGCAAAACAGTGACTGATCCTAGATCGGTTGCGTTGCATGAACTGCAACACGCAATACAACAGATTGAAGGGTTTGCAAAAGGTGGGCCATACTCTAGCGAATACAAACGTCTTGCTGGTGAAGCAGAGGCTAGAGCGGTTCAAGCAAGAAAAGATATGCCTATGGAAAGTCGCAGAACATCATTCCCACTGGAGTCATACGATGTCCCGATTGATCAACTGATCATTCGCGGATTGCTGACTCAATGATCGTAAACCACGATCCATACTGGCATTGTGTGATAGATGACTTCTTCACCAATCCAGATCAGCTAGCAAAAGAGTTCCCGCAGCCAGACGATCCATGCTGGTTTCGGTATGACAATCCGTTAGAGGTCAAGCGAACCTGCAACGACTGGCACAAGTTCCCACCAGAGACATACAAGACCTTTGCTTGGCTAACCAGCGACAAGTTCACACAGTCCCTGGAAGCGATGGTAGACGAGGATCTGTTCGCTGACCAAGGACTACACGGTGGTGGCTGGCATCAGCACAGCAGAGGAGGGAAGCTCAATGTTCACCTGGATTACAACATCCATCCAAAGCTACATTTGCAACGTCGCCTTAACCTTATTGTTTACCTGTCTCCTGCATGGGAATCGTCCTGGGGTGGTGGGTTGGGCCTGTACAAGGACAGCAGAACTCTTGCAAAGGTCATTGAGCCGAAGTTCAACAGGGCAGTGATCTTCGACACTAGAGGCTCATGGCATGGACTGCCTGATCCAATCAAATGTCCTGCTGATGTAACCAGAAACTCAATCGCTGTATACTATTTGTCTGAACCGGCAACAACCACAGACAATCGTAAGAGAGCATTGTTTGCACCAACACCGGAGCAGATGGGTGATCCAGAGATCGAAAGGCTGATTAAGGATCGAGTGAAACCGATGACCCGTTAGGAGTCGGAATGATAGAGAAGATTGGAATCGACAAGCTGATTCCATACGCCAGGAATGCGCGTACACACTCGGACGAGCAAGTTGCCCAGATTGCTGCCAGCATCCGAGAGTTTGGGTTCAACAACCCTGTCTTGATAGCAGACGACAACAGCATCATTGCCGGTCACGGCAGGGTGATGGCTGCTCGAAAGCTAAACCTGTCAGAAGTGCCTTGTATCAGGTTGAGTCATCTGTCAGAGACGCAGCGCAAGGCTTACATCCTGGCTGATAATAAGCTCGCTCTGAATGCTGGGTGGGATGACAACCTGCTGTCGATTGAGCTTGCAGACCTGAAAGATTTAGGGTTCAACACAGACCTGACAGGATTCTCAGCAGATGAGATTGCTGCGTTGATGCCGGTAGAGGTTACGGAAGGGCTGACAGACGAGGATGAGGTTCCAGAGGTTCCGGTTGATCCGGTAACCAAGCTAGGGGATGTGTGGCTGCTTGGTAAGCATAGGTTGATGTGCGGGGATAGTACAAGCATCGAACAGGCAGAAAAACTCATGGGCGGCGTTAAAGGAGACATGGTTTTTACTGATCCTCCATACAATGTTGCGTATGAAGGAAGAGGAGAAAAGAATAAGTTGGGGCCGATTAAGAACGACAATATGTCGGATGAGTCTTTTGAGCAATTTTGCCGGGATGTTTTTGCGACTTATCATTCGATCATGAAGCCGCTTGCTTGCATTTATGTCTGTCATCCAGACAGTCAAACTGCTCCCAAGCTCGCTTTTGAGAAGACATTTGGAGAGTTATTCAAGAAATCATCAACTGTTATTTGGGTTAAACAATCGGCTGGCATGGGCTGGCAGGACTATCGAGCGCAACATGAGCCAATCCTTTACGGGTGGAAAGAAGGTTCAGGTAAGCATTTTTATTGCGGGGACAGATCAAAGACGACAATTTGGAAGATTGGTCGTGATGCACAAGCCAGCTACGTGCATCCAACTCAAAAGCCAGTTGCTTTGCCGGAAGAAGCAATAAACAACAGCAGCAAGGGCGAAGACGTCATTATTGATCTGTTTGGAGGTTCAGGCTCGACTTTGATTGCCTGCGAGAAGACCGGACGAGTCAACCGAAGTATGGAACTCGACCCAAAATATTGCGATGTCATCGTAAAACGCTGGCAAGACTTCACCGGAAAACAAGCAACGCTAGAGGCAACAGGGGAAACATTCAACAATCTTTCGGATATAAAAAATGCAAGGCAAGCGGCATAAACCAACAGACGAGGATCGTCGGCTAGTCAAGACGCTATCTGCTGTCGGTGTTCGCTACGTTGACATTGCAGACAAGCTAGAGATTGACCACGACACTCTCACCAAGCATTACAAGAAGGAACTGACCGAAGGGCGAATGGAGGCTAATGCCGCGGTCGCTCAGACGTTGTTCCAACAGGCTAAAGCAGGGAATACGACAGCAATGATCTTCTGGCTCAAGACTCGAGCCGGATGGAAAGAGAAACAGGTTGTCGAGCATTCTGGTATTGATGGTGAGCCAATCAAAACAGCAGCAATCCTAGAGGTGGTCGGAGTTGAGGCAGAAGGTCGAGATTCCGAATAAGCTCTTACCGCTCTTTCAGCCAAAGCGATACAAGATCCTGCATGGTGGACGAGGGTCTGGTAAGTCCTGGTCGATTGCTAGAGCACTGGTAGCGCTCGGAGCATCCAAGCAGATCAGGGTGCTATGCGCTAGGGAGACGCAGAAATCCATTCAGGAGTCTGTGCATAGACTGCTGAAGGATCAGATCAGTCTGCTCAACCTAGATAGCCTGTATGAGGTGCAGGAGAACCGCATCATAGGTTCCAACGGGACAGAATTCACTTTTGCAGGTATTCGCCAGCAAGGTGTGGCGAATATGAAGTCCTACGAAGGGACTGACATATGTTGGGTGGAAGAAGCCCAGGTTGTCACCCGTAAGTCCTGGGATGTTTTGATCCCGACCATCCGCAAGCCAGCATCAGAAATCTGGATCAGCTTCAATCCTGAACTCGATACGGATGAGACCTTTACTCGGTTTGTCGCGCATCCACCGTCTGACTCATGGGTCTGTGAGGTCAATTGGTCTGACAACCCTTGGTTTCCTCCTGAACTCGACAAAGAGCGCAGAGACTGGCTAGACAGAGATCCGACTGGGTATCTGACAGTCTGGGAGGGTCGATGCAGACCTGCTGTAGACGGTGCGATCTACGCAAATGAGATTGAAGCTCTACAGCGAGAAGGCCGGATCAGGTCTGTGCCATACGATCCAACACTGAAAGTCCACACTGTCTGGGATTTGGGATGGAACGACTCCATGTCGATCATCTTTGTCCAGAAGGTTGCGTCAGAAGTCAGGATCATTGACTTCATCGAGGACTCTCATCGAACCATTGACAGCTATGTCATGGAGATCGAGTCGAGGAAATGGAGATGGGGAACAGACTTCATCCCGCACGATGGTGCAAACAAGAACTTCCAGACTGGTAAATCCACCCAAAACCTCTTAGAAACGCTTGGAAGGCGCGTTACCGTGCTGCCAAGGGGCAACCCAGAGGAAGGCATCAGAATGGCTAGGATGGCCTTTCCAAGGGCTTATTTCGATGCTGACAAGACGATGGAGTTAGTCAACCATCTGAAACGGTACAGACGGGCTATCAATCAGGTCACGCAGGAGGCTGGAGCGCCATTGCACGATGAGCATTCTCACGCTGCTGATGCTTGGCGTTATCTTGCGGAGTCACTGGAAATGATGTCAAATGATGATTGGGGTAAACCGATTAAACATAGTGCAAAATGGGTGGTTTGATGTTAATGCCGCAGGGAAACATCGTTCTACGTCGAGATTTTGACCAAACCATTCACGAATTGCGTGAGCGTATTCGCCAGTTGGAGCAGGAGATTGCTGCGCTGAAACAGGCAGATCCTCCACCGAAACGGCAATACACTCGCAGGGCAGAGGTGCAAAATGGATGAAGGTAGGCTCAAGGGCATTCTGTCGTCTGAGATTGATGACGCTATTGGCTATCTCGACACAGAGACTTCCGCTGAACGCGCAAAAGCGATGGATTACTACCTCCGCAAGCCGTATGGCAACGAGGTAGAAGGTCGATCACAGATCATCACCGCAGAGGTTGCAGAGGCTGTAGATGGTGCTTTGCCAGATCTGATCCGGGTGTTTACTCGCGCAGACGACATCATCCAGTACGAGCCGGTTGGTCCTGGCGATGAAGAGGGCGCAAAGCAAGCAACCGACTATGCAAACTGGGTGTTCTACAAGCAAAACCCAGGTTTCACTATCCTGCATCACTGGTTCAAGGATGCGCTGCTTCAGAAGACCGGGACAGTCAAAGCGTATTGGGATGAGAAGCTGGATGTGATCGAGGAGGTTTACAAGAACCTCTCAGAGATCGAGCTTGCACTGTTGCTGGCAGACGGAACCCGGCAGGTTGTTGCAGAGCAGATCGAGGAAGTCGAGGTTGACGGTCAAGTCACGCAGACTCGCAGTGTTGTAGTCCAGAAGCGCAACAAGATCGGTCGAGTTGTCGTTGAAAACGTCCCTCCGGAAGAGTTGATCGTCTCCAAGAAGGCTAGAACCGTCCAGGATGCGCCATTCCTGGCTCACCGTACTCTGGTTCCCAGGTCAATCCTGATCCAGATGGGATTTGACAAGGAGATCGTTGACGGTCTGCCGGCATTCAACAGCCTAGACTTCACCGAGGAGCGTCTGGCTCGATACACACCGGGAGAAGAGCCTTTCGAGGTTACCTCGCTGGATGAGTCGATGCAGGAGGTCGAGGTTTTCGAGTGTTACATTTATGTGGACTATGACGGTGACGGTCTTGCTGAGTTGCGTAAGATTTTCTATAGCAACAACGAGATTCTGAGCAACGAGAAGACGGACTATGTTCCGTTTCATGTTATTTGTCCGATCCCGATCCCGCACAAGTTTTTCGGTCAGTCTCTGGCAGACAGGACGATTGATCTGCAACTGATCAAGTCCACCCTGGTGCGTCAGTCGCTGGATAACCTGTATCTGTCGAACAACGCTCGGATGGGTGTGGTTGAAGGTCAGGTCAACATCGATGACTTGCTCAATGTGACTCCGGGTGGTGTTGTCAGGATGAAGAGTCCTGGTGCGATGATTCCGATCAATGTTCCATCCATCGGTGATCAAATCTTCCCAATGATGGGCTATTTCGATCAGGTTCAGCAGAAACGGACTGGTGTATCGGATGCTCAACAGGGACTCGATCCAAACATCCTGCAAAACGTCACTGCTGCTGCTGTTGCTGCGGTAACCAATGCTGCTCAAGGCAAGATTGAACTGATCGCTAGGATCTTTGCTGAGACAGGCGTTAAATCGCTGTTTAAGGGCATTCTGCACTTGCTCTGCAAGTACCAGGACAAACAGGTTCTGCTGCGTATGCGCGGCAAGTTTGTGCCGATGGATCCTCGAGAGTGGTCAAATCAGTACGATGTCAGCATCCGTGTCGGTCTTGGGACTGGTACGAAACAAGAACAGATGGCAATGCTTCAGATGGTGCTTGCAAAGCAGGAGCAGATCCTACAGTTGGCAGGGCCAGCTAACCCGTTGGTCAGTCTCGGGCAGTATCGTGCGACTCTGGGTCGGTTTGTTGAGGCTGCTGGATTCAAGGACTCAACTGAGTTCTTTCGGGACATCACTCCAGAACAGGATCAGCAACTGTCCAATCCTCCTCCGCAGCAACCGCAGCCCAATCCTGCTGTCGATGCCATGATTGCTCAGGCTCAAGCGCAGATCCAGATCGAGCAGCAGAAAGCAATGGCAGCAATCGAGACTCAACGGATGAAGGCTCAAGCCGATATCCAGCTTGCCAGGGAGAAGGCTGCTGCTGAACTCCAGTTGAAGCAACAAGAGTTTGAGGCAGAGGCACAACTGAAAGCTGCCAAGATCGGTGCTGGTATTAGTGCCAACGTAGAGATCCCAGGATGAGTCCAGATCGCGCAGCCAATCTGCTCCGGGATGATGAGTTTGTCAGGGAACTGGAAAGCCTGAAACAAGGGTTTGTTGACAGGATTGTTAACTCTAGTGATCACGAGGTTGACGCTAGAGAAAATTCCTATAGAATGATTCGCGCAATAGATTTGATCAAAAGTCATTTCCAAGCGATTGCCGATACGACTGAGATCAGGTCTAAACGATGGAAAATTTTGTGAGGGTTTGAATGGACACTACTCCGCAAGGAAGTGGACAGCTTGATGTAAACAGTGGCGCTGCCGCAATTCTTGGACTGATGGGCGATGCTGAAGGTGAAAAGCCTGACCAGCAGGAACCGCAGGAAGAGGTTGTTGAGCAGGAGCAGGAACAGACTGAGCAGGTTGAGGAAACTCCGCGCTACCGGGTGAAAGCAGCCGGTGAGGAACGCGAGGTTACTCTGGATGAACTGATCAAGTCTTACCAGCTTGGCACGGATTACACGCAGAAAACCCAATCGCTAGCGGAACAGCGTAAAGCTCTGGAAGCAGAGAGACAGGCTGTCGAGCAAGCGAAAGCTCTCCGAGATCAGTACGCCGAGCGTCTGCAAGCGATTCAGCAGGTATTGGCAGAACAGTCGAAGGGAGAAAACCTTGAGGCACTGAAAGAATCTGATCCAATCGGATACGCAGTCAGAGTCGCAGAGTTACAGCAGCGTCGAGAGCAACTAGCAGCAGTCCAAGCAGAACAGCAACGAATTGCCTACCAGCAACAATCGGAGCATCAGCAGAGACTTGCAAGCATCGTTGCCGAGGAACAGCAGAAGCTGGCTCAAGCGATCCCTGAGTTTGCAGATCCACAGAAGGGTGAAACGGTTAGAGGCGAGATCAGGACTTACGCCAAACAACTCGGTTTCACGGATCAGGAACTTGCCCAGGTCTACGATTCACGCGCTGTATTGACTCTCTGGAAAGCCGCGCAATACGACAAACTTCTGTCGCAGAAACCGGGCGTCCAGAAGAAGGTTGCAGAAGCTCCGAAAGTGTTGAAACCGGGAACCAGTAGGCCGGTGAACACAGAGGAGATGGCAATCAGGGATCAGCGCAAAGTCCTGAAAAAGACCGGCAAAGCGCGAGACGCTGCTGCCATTTTTGAACGATTCCTGTAAGGATTTTGAAATGAGCACTTTTACCGCACACAGCGCAATCGGTATGCGCGAAGACCTGATCGATGTTATCTACGACATCAGTCCTACCGAAACCCCGATCCTGTCCACCCTGGCTCGCACCAAAGCGACTGCCGTTTATCACGAGTGGCAGAGTGATTCGCTGGCTGCTGCTACGACTGCAAACGCTGCGGTTGAGGGCGCTGATGCTGTTGCTACCACGATCAGCCCGACTGTTCGTCTTGGCAACTATACGCAGATCGTTCAAAAGACGATCAGCATCTCCAACACGCTGGAAGCCGTTAACAAGGCTGGCCGGAAGTCGGAGAAGGCGTATCAGCTTTCCAAGGCTGCGTCTGAGCTTAAGCGTGACATGGAAACCATCATCACTGCCAACCAAGGGCAGACTGCTGGTTCGTCCACCACCGCTCGGAAACTCGGTGCGATTCTGTCCTGGCTGAAGACCAACACTTCCGCTGGTACGTCTGGCACTGATCCGACGACGATTGGTGTTTCGACTCGCTCGGACGGTGCTACCCGTACCTTCACCGAGACGCTGCTGAAGGATGTTGTTGCCGAGGTGTTTGTTTCTGGTGGCAATCCGAAACTGCTGGTGGTCAACAGCGGTCTGAAGCAGAAGGTGTCGAGCTTCGCGGGTATCGCAGCACAGCGTTACATGGCTCCTGGTGACCAACCCACTACGATTATTGGTGCGGCTGATGTCTACATGAGCGACTTTGGAACGCTGTCGGTCACCCCGGATCGCTTCATGCGTACCAGGGATGCACTGCTGCTCGATCCTGAGTACGCTGCGGTTGCGTATCTGCGTCCGTTTGCGACGAATGATCTGGCTAAGACCGGCGATGCTGAGAAGACTCAGTTGCTCGCTGAGTTCACGCTGGAGATGCGGAACGAGGCTGCTCACGGTATCGTGGCTGACTTGAATCCGGCGCTTTAATCAGTAACGACTGATGGGAGGGAGTGGGGAAACCTGCTCCCTCTTTTTGCATGAAAGACTTATTCAGCATTAGCGAGACTCGCTACACCGTAGCGACACTGCAAGATGATCAAGTTATCCTGACCACAAAGCAGGATGTGTCTGAGATCGTCGAAGCAAACAAACAACAGGTCAACGCTGCAACCAAGAAGGTTGACAATGTTATGACCCACATTGCCAGGATTCCAGACACGGTGATCGATGTCCTCAACAAGATGGGCATCATGCGTGGATTCATGGTGACAGACGAAAAACGATTTAAGGCTTGGTTGAATGACCCTGATAACCGAGTCTGGAGGACTTACCCAGGAAGCGTTTAAGGAGGAGCATGAAGGTTGCAATCTGTGTCCCATGTCGGGACGAGGTGATGAGCGGATTCTGTTTTGACCTAGCAAGATTGGTCGGATATGAGGCAAAACGGGGTCAGAACGAAATCCAACTGTTGCAGATGCCTGGAACGCTGATCTTCACTCAGCGGGAGAAACTGGCGCAGGAAGCTCTGGAATGGGGTGCAGACCAAGTTCTGTGGATTGACTCTGATCAGCGGTTCCCTGCTGATACGCTGGAGATCCTCCAGGCGAGGCAAGTACCGATCTGCGGTGTTAACGCTACGACCCGCAGAGAACCGATTCTGCCGACTGCGTTGAACCTTAAGATTGAGCGGGAGATGCTCAACGGTAAGCCAGGAGAGCCGAAACAGGTCTGGCACAAGGTTGAAAGCAGGGGGAAGAAGGGTGTAGAACAGGTGACCGCGGTCGGGTTTGCGGTTACACTTGTCAACAGGGAAGTGTTTGAGAAGATCCCTAGACCGTGGTTTGATGTCATCTGGACTGATCACGGCAATGTCATCGGTGAGGATGTGACATTCTGCGTCCGGTGCATGGAGAATGACATTCCGGTGTTTGTTGATCATGAACTGTCAATGCACATCGGACATATTGGCGTCAAGACCTTTGGATGGGATGACGTAAAGCATGGCCCTAGCAACCTACAGCGACCTGAAAACAGCAGTCGCAAACTATCTCGCAAGAAGCGATCTCACTAACCAGATCCCTGACTTCATCCGGCTGGCTGAGATCCGTCTGCGGAGGCAGCTTCGTATCCGAGAGATGCTGAAGCTGTCTAGCACGACGATGACTGGTGGTGATAGCACTGTCGGTCTGCCAAGCGACTTCCTCCAGATGCGGAACCTGTATCTGGATGGCAATCCTGAGATCCCCATCGGATACCTGTCTCCTGCTTCGTTCACCAGGAATGCGCGGGTGACTGAGAGTGGCAAGCCTGTTGCCTACACCATCCTGTCGAACGAAATGCAGTTCGCTCCTGTAGCGGATAGCAACTACACACTCTGGATGCTGTATTACGCTGCTCCGGCCTTCCTGAGCGATTCTGTGTCAACGAATGTGTTTACGGATGTTTGCCCGGACTTGCTGCTCTACGGGGCGCTAACAGAGGCAGAACCGTATCTCATGAATGATGCTCGATTGCAGACCTGGGCGGCAATGTTCCAGAGGTCGATGCAGGATCTAACGGTGTCGGATGAGCAGGCAGAGTACAGCGGCAATCCGATGGTTATGACAGTTCAAAAGAGGTAAATCATGGCTATCACCCAGGCAATGTGTACCAGCTTTAAGACGGAGCTTCTTGGTGGTACGCACGATCTAGACACTGATACGATCAAGATCGCGCTGTACACCTCTTCAGCGTCTCTGGATGCCGCTACAACGACCTACAGCAGCACGAATGAGGTTGCTAATGGTAACGGGTACACTACCGGAGGAAACACGCTCACAGGGGCTGCAATCTCTTCTAGCGGCACAACTGCGTTTGTAGATTTCTCAGACAGCACTTGGGCGAGTGCATCATTCACGGCAAGAGGTGCATTGATCTACAACAGCAGCAAGTCCAATCGAGCGATTGCTGTTCTGGATTTTGGTGCTGACAAAACTAGTACAAACGGCAACTTTGTTGTTCAGTTCCCGGTTGCTGATGCGTCTAACGCGATCATCAGGATTGCTTAAGGGTAAGTCATGGCACTTGTCCTAAAAGATCGCGTAAAGGAAACTACGACCACAACCAGCACTGGCACTTATACGCTCGCTGGTGCTGTTACCGGCTACCAGTCGTTTTCCGTTGTTGGCAATGGCAACACGACCTATTACACGGTCACTAATGGAACTGACTGGGAAGTTGGTATCGGGACATACACAGCGTCTGGCACGACTCTTAGCCGAGATACAATTCTTGAGTCCAGCAACGCTGGTGCTGCGGTTAACTGGGGGTCAGGCAGTAAGGATGTGTTTTTAACCTATCCCGCAGAAAAGGCTGTTACTGCTGATGGTGTAAATCCGTTCACCAGTCCTGTCTTAATCGATGTCAACAGCGCATCAACCGCGCTGGAAATCAGGCAGATCGGCGCAGGCAATGCGTTGCTGGTAGAAGACTCTGCAAACCCTGACTCATCTCCTTCTGTGATTGATGCGCGGGGAAATTTAATCCTTGGGAAGACTGCTCGCCAATCAGTCATCGACAACAAGTTTGAGGTACATAGCACAGGGTCGGAATCATCTGGGATCGCGCCATCTGCCGGGTTTTACAACTGGAGCGCCACCGCTTCACATTCATCCCATTTGTCGTTTTTCCATTACCCGTCAGGAGTTGTCGGGACAACAACTACTGCAAATGCTTCCGGCGATGCGCTTGGCAGAATCAGATGGTTTACACAGAATGGTGCGGGGACTCTTTTTTCAGCATCCATTGCCGGGACAACTGCCAGCGATCTGGTTAGTGTCAACCTGACTTACACGGCAAACTCTCATTCGTTTAGCGGGGCAATCACATCTGGAACATGGAACGGGTCAGCAATTGAAATTGCTTACGGTGGCACAGGGCAAACCACTCAGACCGCTGCTTTTGATGCGCTATCCCCGGCGACCACCAAAGGCGATCTAATTGTTGACAACGGGACAAACAATGTCCGTCTGCCTGTTGGGACAAATGGTCATGTCCTGACCGCTGATTCAACGGCAACAGAAGGCTTGAAGTGGGCCGCTGCTGGTGGCATTTCTAGCGCAAACATTCAGGAGTTCAGTAGCGTCGGCGCATCAACATGGACAAAGCCAGCCGAGGCCAAAATGGTCTATGTGCTGCTGTTCGGTGGTGGCGGGGGTGGTGGCAGTGGCAGGAGGCGAGGCACTGCAAACGTTGCAACGAGCAACAATTCGGGTGGCGGTGCTGGCGGCCCCGGAGGTCGCACCGATCTGTTCATTGCTGCATCACTGCTTGGATCAACAGAGACTGTGACGGTTGGTGGAGGCGGGACAGGCGGCGCAGCCAGAACCACTGACGACACAAATGGTGCTAGCGGGCTGTCTGGTGGCAATTCAAGTTTTGGTAGTTGGGCTTTAGCGAGGGGTGGCGGGAACGGATCGGGGGGGACACAGACATCCGGCACTAGTGGCACTGGCGGCGGCAACTTCGTAATCCGATCGAACGGAGACACAAACTACACCAACATTGGCGGCGGCGGCACAACAACAACAGGGAACGAGGGAAGCAGAGGAGGCTATGGCCCCGGTGGTGGTGGTGGAGGGGCTGGGAACGGAGCCGGGAACACCGCGCAAAATAGTGGCAGCGCTGGTGGGTTGGGTGGGTCAATCGCCAGTTCATCAGCGACGACTAATGGTGGTGGCGGGACTGCCGGATCTGCTGGTGGTGCTGGTGGTGCTGGTGGCGCTACAACCACATATTTTTTTGGTGGTTCCGGTGGTGGTGGAGGATCATCGAATTCTGCCGGTGCTGCTGGTGCTGGTGGTGCTGGAGGATTCCCAGGTGGTGGTGGCGGCGGCGGCGGTGCTGGTGGTAGTAGCACCAACAGCGGTGCTGGTGGCAATGGCGCAAATGGGTATGTCATCGTTATCACGTTCTTCTAAAAGTTGTCATGCGAAAACAATTCTTGTTAAACCCTGATGGGTCGATCCCGCAAAACGTCAATGTTGCCGCTCTGGAAGAGGCGGGAATTCCGTTGGTGATACCAACAGAGATGCCCAGGTCATCCGGCATGATTGCGGTCGAGCAAGATCCGCAACAAGACGAGCATGGAGTCTGGAGGCAAGTGTGGACGCTTGAGCCAGCACCTGAGCCTGTTGCGCCGGAGCCTGTGGCAGATCCGCTTGCCGCTCTGACACTTGAGCAAAAGCAGGCACTGGTTGCGCTACTTAACGCACAGCCTGACACGGCTGGATAGAAGACAGTCGAATGTACGGTTTCCAGTCATTTTCGGAGTCTCCATTCTCTGCGCTTGGTGGAGACATATATGTACTGGTTACAGGAGTTACAGCTACCGCATCAGTTGGTAGTGTTGTAGTTGCTGCTAGCGCAACCGTTTTAACAACTGGCGTTTCAGCAAATACATTTATTGGTGATGTAACGGTTGCTGCTGATGCAACCGTTTTGACAACTGGCGTTTCAGCAACAGGCCAAACTGGCAATGTTGTAATTGCAATAATTGTTCCTGTTACTGGAGTATCTGCAAGTACGGACGTTGGATCTGTATCAATCGCCGTTAACCAAACGGCAATTGTTTCTGGATTACAAGCAACTGGACAGATCGGACAAGTTTCTGTTACAGCTAGTGCGGTGGTCTTGCCAACTGGCGTATTTGCCACAGGGCAAACTGGAACTGTTACGATCCTTGTCGTTGTCCCTGTTACGGGCGTACAAGGCACATCTGTTCTTGGAACTATTACGCTCCAGAGCAACAACTTTCTGAATGTTTCTGGTCTACAGGGGACAACACAACTAGGAACGGTTACACTGTCAGGAGTGTGGAGCAATCCAGATGATGGAGTGAATATTTGGATTCCTGACCCTGTTGATGTTAGTTCTTGGATAGATGAACCAGAGAGTGACAATGATTGGATTGCTGTTGTGAGTGGGTCGAATGTTTGGACTCAACAGCCAACCGGATCTAATAACTGGACAGCACAATGAGGATTGCATTCGGTCAGTGGACACCAGATCGGCCAGGGGTTTCTGGGAACCTGACCGAGGCTAAGAACATCTACCCTACAGCATCGGGCTATGCGTCTCTCAACGGGACTGCAAACCTGTCTGATGCTGCTAGTGAGAATCTGCTGACTGTGTTTGTTGGTCGATGGGCTGGCGCTACCACCCTATTCGGTGCTGGTGCTGGCAAACTGTTTAAGTTCGATCCTGCTGATGCTGATCTGGATGATGTTTCCAGGACTCCGACTGCCTACTCAACAACTGACTTCTGGCAGTTCACTCAGTTTGGATCGCAGGTGATCGCGTCCAACGGTGTGGACAAGCTGCAAGCTTGGAACATGGCATCCAGCACAAGGTTTGCTGACCTTGCTGCTGCTGCTCCTACAGCATCGTTTGTGACCGTTGTGCGGGACTTTGTTGTTGCTGGCAAGACCTCGACCTACCCTAACAGGGTGTTGTGGTCTGATATTAACGATGAGACGGATTGGACTCCTGGTGCTGCCAGTCAATCCGACACCCAGGACATCCCTGACGGTGGTGAGATTCGCGGGATCACCGGAGGCGAGTTTGGTGTCGTGCTGATGGAGCGTGGTTTGTATCGCATGACCTACATCGGCGCACCGTTGTTCTTCCAGTTCGACAACATTGCTCGAAACGTAGGTTGCTACGAGTCTCGATCTATTGCTCAATATGGCCCGATGACGTTTTTCCTGAGCGATGACGGGTTCTTCATGACCGATGGTCAGCAGGTCAAGCCTATCGGAGCAGAGAGGGTTGATAGGTGGTTCTACGCCAACGCAGATCCATCTCAGTTCAGCAAGATGAGTGCTGCTGTCGATTTTGTCAACAAACTGGTGCTGTGGTGCTTCCGGGACATCTTCAACGTCCAGAAGCTCCTGATCTACAACTGGTCAACAGATCGTTGGTCACACGGTGACTCTGGTGCTGACTACATCTCCAGCATTGCCACTGCGTCTACTACTTTGGAACAGTTGGACAACATCTCTGCGAGTTTGGATGCGCTGCCAGCCTCTCTGGACTCGCGTCTGTGGACTGGTGGCAAACTGATCCTGGGTGGTGTATCCGGGGCCAGGATTGTCACCTTTGCTGGAACTGATCTCACCGGAACGATCAACACAGGCGACATCACCGTAGAGGGCCAGGAAACGCTTATACGGCTTGCTAGGCCACAAATCGACAACGGCAGTGCTACGGTATCAGTCGCAAGCAGAAAACGCTTGGACGGGTCTATAACCTACTCTACCGCGGTATCTGCTGATAGCGAGAACCGGGTGAGTCTACGGTCTCGAGGAAACTACCATCGGCTGAGTATCACCCCGACAGGGAACTACGACACTGCTGTTGGGATCGATGTGGACATTGTTCCTGTTGGTGGGCGCTGATGTTTCGTAGGTTGCCTCAGCAGGGCGGCAGTCAGCGAGAGGTTGCTGAGATTGTCAATCGTGTGCTGGATGGCAAGATCAACAGTCTTGGCTATCTCACTCTGGCGACTGGTGATGCTACGTCAACCACGCTGTACGACGCTCGGATTAGTCCTGAGAGCTTGATTCTGCTGATGCCATCGTCTGCTGCGGCAATGGCTGATCCTGTTCCGTTTGGATCGTTTTCTGACTCAACAGATCAGGCTGCTGCCAATACGACAACGGCATACGCAATTACCTACAACACGACTGACTTTTCCAAAGGCATCAGTGTTGTCAGCAACTCCAGGATCACGTTTGAGACTGCTGGTGTCTACAACGTCCAGTTTTCGATTCAGTTTGCAAACGATGATGTACAGATCCAAGATGTGGATGTTTGGTTCAGGAAGAACGGGACTGACATTGCAAACAGCAACTCCAAGTTTTCGGTTCCAAACAGTCATGGCGGCACAGACGGTCACCTGATTGCGTCTCTGAACTTTTACGTTGATGTTGTTGCGAACGACTACATTCAAGTTATGTGGGCGACGACAAGCACCTTGGTGACGATTGAGCATCTTGCAGCGCAGACCACTCCGACAAGGCCAGCGACACCGAGTGTCATTGTGACTGCCAACAAGATCGATGAATCGTCTACGTCTGATGTGTATGCGTCATCTGTAGGATACGGTCAGGCAACGATCAGTCATTTTGCGAACTCGACTGCGGATAAGACGTATCGCTATGTCGTCCTCGGTTAGAGTGTTTGTAGAGCCGCAGAGACTGCGGGAAGTGTGGGAATTTGTTAGACCTGGACTGCTGGAGGTGAAGAGGGCAAGCAGGGATCAGTGGATACCAGAGGACATTTACGTTGACTGTTTTGAAGGACGGTCAATGCTCTGGTTGATGGTAGAGGACGGAAATCCTGTCGGGTTTGGAGTTTTGCAACCGATGGGTGACACTCTGCATATCTGGGCTGGTTGGGGCAAGTTTCTGATGGAAGATGGTTTCCGTCATGCCCATGAGATTGCGCTAGCGGGTGGAGCGCGTAAAATCTCATTCGACAGCAGTCGTCCGGGATGGGCGAAGATAGCCGGTAACTATGGATTTAAGCCGGTTAAATGGATTGCAGAGGTGAAAAATGGGTTCCAGAAGCAGACCGGAAGTAACCGAAACTAGGATTGATCCTAGACTTGTTCCGTTTGTCGAGCAGGGTCTGAGTGGCGCTCAGAGTCTGTTCCAGACGGGTCAATTGCAGTTCAAAGATCCGACGACTGGCGAGATGGGAGCGGGTTTTGTCCCGCAGTTTTTTCCTGGTCAAACCTATGTCGGGCCTTCTGGATTTACGACTCAAGCGATCCAGTCTGCTGCTGAACGCGCACAGGCAGGATCTCCGCTAGTTTCCCAGGCTCAACAGACCGTACAGCAACTTGCTGCTGGTCAGAGTCCACTGGCAGCTACTGCAAGCGGGTCAATGCTCGGATATAACCCGTTCCTGCAAGGCACGTTTGCATCTCTTGCAAGACCGTTGGAACAACAGTTCCAGCAGCAGATCGGCAACATCACCTCTCAAGCCTCTCGCGCAGGACGATACGGTTCTGCTGCAATGGGGCAAATGCAAGCAGGTGCAGCGGAAGCTCTTGCGTCCGGACTGTCCGGTTTGGGTGAGCGGTTAGGATTCCAGACCTACGGTCTTGAGCGTCAACTGCAAACTCAAGCACAGCAAGCTCAACAGGCTGCTATGTTGCAAGCAGCGCAACTTGCTCCTGGTCTTGCTGAACAAGATTACCTTGGAGCGCAGCGGTTGATGCAAGCTGGTCAGTTGCAGGAACAGTATCAGCGTCAAGCATTGCAAGACGCTATCAATCGATACAACTTTCAGCAGGAAGCTCCGTTCAGGGCACTTCAGCAGTACAGTGCGTTTCTCGGTGGGTTCCCTGCTGGCGCTCAACAGGCTGCACCTTCCTACACTAACCCTGCTGCCTCTCTGCTTGGTGGTGCTGCGCTGGTGTCTGCATTCAATCAACCGAGTCCTTCCAACACTACGGCATGAGGTGAAACATGGCTGATCCCGTAACTCTTGCCGCTATTGGGGCTGTCGCTGGTGCTGCCACTAATAAGAAAGATCCGATCAAGGGTGCGCTCCTTGGAGCGACTCTCGGTTACGGTGGTGGTGCTGTTGCTCCTGCTCTTATGGGCGGCACTGCTGCTGGTGCTGGAGCCGCAGGTGCTGCCGGAACTGGTGCTGCTGCTGGAGGAACTTTTATCCCTGGCATGGCGCTAGAGACTCAACTGGCTGCTGCTCCTGCGTCACCCCTAGCTGGATTCATGTCCAAAGCAACGACTCCTGCAAGCCTGATGGCTGGCGCTCAGTTGGCTGGAGCGTTGCAACCTAAACCTCCGGTTGCACAGGCTATGCCGCTGCGTCCTAGTCAGCAGGTTCCGATCACACTCGATCAGATCCGCGCTATCGATGCTGGAATGTTCGACACTATCCCGATGGATCGCAGGATGAGGACGATGCAAAGCAGGTTTGGGTTGCCACCTGTGCCATTTATGCAAGACCTAGAGCCGATTGAATCGCGCAGACTGTCTCTGCTGTGAGGTGAGTTATGGAAGAAATCCTGAATCGACTCTTTCCGCAGCCTCAGTATGTCTCTGGGTTGCTTGGAGATGAGTCGCAGATTGCACTGCAACAGGCTCGACAGCAGGGTCTGCTAGGTCTTGCTGCTGGTCTGTTGCAAGCCGGTGGCCCTAGTAGACAGAGAACCAACATCGGTCAGGCTATCGGTGCTGGACTCCAGGCTGGCCAACAGGCGTACAGGGGTGCGCTGTCGGAGCAGATCCAAGGTCAGCAGATGGCGATGAAGCTGGCTGAACAGCAGAGATTGCAACAGCAGCAGAGAGCATTGCAAGGCATCATGCCGCAGTTGATGACGACTGGTTTGCAACAAGCGGAAAGAGCAGCAGATCCGATTGGTGCATTGCTTCAGACGATTGAAGCTGGGACTACCAACCAGCCGATGCTGAATCAGCAAGCATTGAACCTTGCTAGGTCATTCCTGAGTCCGAAAGACTTTAAGGATCTGGTTGAAGGATTGACCAAACAGCAGGAACTGGCTGCTGGCCCAAGAGAAGAATATTCCACGACTCCGCAGACAATGCTGGTCAACAACCGTCCGACATCTGTTCTGTTTAGCAAGTCTGGTGGTATGCGTGTGCTGGATGTTCAACCGCTGCCATCAGAAGAGAAAATTGACACAAACTCTGAGATTCTGTTCCGTGATAAAGCTACTGGACGCATCACTTCCCGTCTAAACAAAACACTCTCTCCTGGAGAGGCTAGGCTTCTTGACCTGCGGGAGCGTGAGTTTCAGCGAGGTGGATACGACATCCTGCAAACTCAAGAAGGCTATGTTTATGCGCCGACTACACCGGGCGCAGTTGCACAACCTGTTACCACTGCTGGTGGCGCTCCTGTTCTGCCGATGGGTGCTGACAAACCTCCGACAGAAGGACAAGCAAAAGCAGCGAGCTTCCTTGGTGTAATGCGCGGTGCGTCTAGCGTGTTTGATCAGCCTTTGGTTGATCCTGCTGGCAAACCTGTGGTTGATGCGTCTGGTCAACAGATCACAGCAGAAATGGCTTATTCAACGCCAAATCTGTTGCAGTCTGCTGCTGGATCTGTTCCTTGGGTTGGTCAAACTTTGGAGCGATTGGGCAGTAGCGAAAACCGGCAGAGGGTATTGCAAGCTCAACAAGCATGGGTTCGTGCAAAGCTGCGTAAAGAGTCTGGTGCTGTCATCGGCGCTGATGAGATGGCAGACGAAATTAAGACATTCTTCCCGCAGTATGGTGATAAGCCTGAAACGATTAGGCAAAAGGCATTGCTTCGTCAGCAAGCCGAATCTGGTCTTGTGGTAGAAGCTGGCCCGGCTGCTCGATTGATCCAGACTGCTCCTGGCGCTCAAATCACTCCTCCGGCACGAGTTCAGCGTCAAGCAAGGCCACAGGTTGAGCTTCGATACAATCCGCAAACCAGACGAATCGAGGAAGCGCAATGATTATCGATGTCCCTGGTGTTGGAAAGATTGAGTTCCCGGATGGAACATCTCGGGAAGAAGCCAACCGCGCTATTGCTGAGTTTCTAGGTTCGCGTCAACAACCTGAACCTAGAGGTGTTGCTGCCGAGATTGGTCGGCAAGCTGGTCTTACTGGTCGAGCAGCAGTCTCTGGTATTACCGGACTCCCTGCGTTGGCTTCTGATGCTCTGGTGTCTCTGATCAACCAGATCACCGGCAAGCAGATTCCGATGCCATCTCAGGCTCAACAGCAGTTGATGACCAGGGCTGGACTGCCTGAGCCAGAGACTCCGCAAGAGCGGGTTGTGCAAGATATTGCTTCTGCTGGATTTGGTGTGTTGGGTGCGTCCGGTCTTGGTCGAATGCTCCCAGGCACGATGGTTACACCTCCTGCTCCTGGTCAGGCAGTCGAGCGGTTTGCTCCTAGTGCTGCTGGTCTGCAAGCGACTAAAGAGCTTCTGACGCAATCTCCGGCATTCCAGATTGCTGCTGGTGGTGCTGGTGCGTTGGGTTCTGCTATGGCTCGGGAGGAAGGTCTAGGGCCATTGGGTCAGGTTGGTGCTGGCATTGCTGCTGGCATGGCTGTCCCGTCTGTCGGCACTGCTGCGCTGTTGGGTACTCAAGCAGCAGCAAGGGGTGGCAGAGAGCTTGTTAGACCGTTCACAGAGCCTGGGAGAGAGGTGATCGTAGGAAACATCCTCCGTCAGTTGTCACGCGATCCAGAGGCTGCTGTACGCAATCTGGAGGCATATCAGGCAGGTGTTCCTGGATACACACCGACGACAGCACAGGCTGCTCGGGA